GTTAGATTAGAAGCTAAATAATTTAGTTTTTGATGCATAGGTATAAGTTCTTCTTTTGATTGAGCAGCTACTGTCCAATTAATGTTTATACCTCTAGTAAAACCATTGTATGTATAAAATTCTTCACCTCTACCAACATATTTAGTTGAGTTCCAAGTTGCATTATAAGCATCTGAAAACGCATCTAAAAATGCTCTAAAATGAATAAATACTGATTCAGCTGGATTGTCATTGTTTATTGCTTCAATTCTAAATTTAACTAAATCATTAGTATTAACAGTATCTACTGTTCTAGATTGATATAAAGGTTTAGCATTTATTTTATCAGCAGGACCTAATTTATCTCCATTAAAATTAACTTTACCTTTAGTGTAACTAGAAATATTACCTTTTTGTCCTGGATTTCCTAAGTTTACTCTAGTTTCTATATTAGCAATATTATAATTAGGAGCATCAGACATAATAGAAGAAGGAGTACCTCTTCTTCTTAATATTACTCTAAAATCTTGTATTTTAGGAGAAAAACTAGGTGAAATTCTTGTTGCATTTAGTTCACCACTAGTTTGGATTTGAGATGTACTAAGTGTATTATAATTATTTTCAAGTAAAGATTTTCCTGTAGTAACTATTCTTTGGTCCGCGAATCTTATATTAGTTTTACCTATACCTAATATTGAACCAGGACCACCTCCATACTGTAATATTCCATTATTTAATGAGGATATATTATTACCTGAATATATATTAGGTTTGTTTAATATTTTTACATCAAATAATTGAAATAATCTATTAAAAGTAGTATTATCTATTGGTGTTTTATTACCTACAGGAACTACCTGAGAATATGTTATTATATTTCCTGTTGGACTTATTGCTCCTAATGGTCCTAAAGATATAACAGGACTATTAGAAGGAATAGGTATTGGGTTTAAACCTTGTTTATAAAAATGTAAACCAAACGCACTTACTCCGGCTTGAGCTAATGTTGAAGTAGGTAGATATATTTCTTGACCCCCAGCTTGTGTTTTAACACCTAAACGTGATAATAAATTTTGTTTAGCAGTAAATAAAACTCCATTAGGAGCTTTAGTATCAAAAAACATTTTAGTTAAACGAGATACATCATCTGCTGTTCTTGTTATAGCTAATGTTCCTCCTCTAATTAAAAAATCAGGTCCACCTGTTCTACCAAGGTCAGAGAAACTATCAGGGATAGGTTTAGTAATGTATGGTTGATTACTAGAACCTCCTCCGATAGTATCTCTACCATAACGTAAAGATTTAAGTTGTGTTTGTAATTGTAATAAACCCATTATTACCCAGTAATATCTAGAGCTCTATCATTGATTCCGGTTTCTGGTAGGTTATTGATATATTTTATTGGTTCTTTACCATTAAAAAAATCCAATTGTGATGGTTGAGGAATAGCATTATTCACACCATCTTCATAATTACCATAATCTCTAATAACTTGTGATGCTCCTGAGCCATTTAATGAGTAGCCTGGTTGATTACCATTAGCATGTAATATAGACTGTTTAGTAGCTAAAGGATTGATTGGTGGTTGTGCTCCATCATATTTAGATAGATTTGATCCTTCTGTTGTTAATTTTTTTAATAATCCCATTGTTGTAAATATTATTTTGTTTGTTATAAATATTATGAACCTAAAGCGTATGTCTGTTTAGCTAATCCGCTTGTTAATCTTTCACCATTAAGTGTTATATCTGTTGATTTGTTTAACTGTTGTTTAAGTAATTCATTAGCTAGTTTTTGTTGTTCTAATAATTTTTCAAATCCTTCACTACCAAATGAACTTTCAATTGTTCTACCTTGTTTATCTTTTAATTTAGCATATTTAAACATATCACCTAATGTTTCACCAAGAAATGCTAAAGGTTTAACTTCAGTTAATGCTAATCCAGTATCCTTAGAAATAGTATCTGTGGTTTGAAATAAACCAGTACCTAACACGCTTTTATTATATGTTGTAGTAACATTTTCTCCTAATGCTTGTTTTTTTAAGTTTTGATTACCAAAGAAACGATCAACAGCTTTAGCAAAGTTAATTAACACATTACTTAAACTATCTAATGTACCACCATCAACTAAATCAGTAAATATTTCTTGAGCATGTTCTAAAGCATTATTAAATTTAGTTTGGGCGTCTAATGATTTTTGAGCTTGTTCTAAACTTTTACCTTCTACTATACCTTGTTCTACAGCTTCTGCTTTTCTTTCTAAACGATTAGCTTCTTCTAATTTACCTTGATCTCGTAAAATTTTAGCATTTTCTCTTAAATTTTTAGTATAATCACCAGCTGTTTTGTTTATTAATTCTTGTTTAAATAAAGAATCACCTAACTCACTAGCACTCATACCTAAAGTTTTAGCTATAGATTCTTGCTGTAAAGCATTCATTCTACTGAATGAAGCAGCAGTAATATTTTGTTTAGCTATTTCTTCAGTTAAACCTGCAATATCATTATTTAAAGCAAATAAACGAGCACGTTCTAAATTTATTTGTCTACCAGTTAATAATTCAGCTTCAATTTGAGATGATATTGATGATTCAAAATCAAGTAATGAACTTTGAGTTTTAGTTATTTGATCTAATGTTAACCCTAATTTTTTAGCTTCTAAAACAGTTTTAACTATTTCACCTGTATTTCCTCTAAAATTAAGTTTTATTAAACCACTTAATTTACTAACATCTGCTATTATTTTTCTACCATCAGCAACTATTTTATTTTGATTAGCAAATGCAGCTATCTGATCATAAACAATATCTAAACCTTTATCAGCTTCATTGTTATTAATAGCAAATAATTGTTGTAATTGTAATGCTTCTTCAACTTGAATACCAATTTCTTTAGTTAACTGTATTTGAGTATCAAGTTGTTTTGTATTAGAAACATTAATAAAATCAGATATATTAGCTAACTCATTAAATGCTTCAGTTATATTTTTAGTAGTAGCTAATTGACTATCTAATATACCTTTACTTTGTTGAAAGGAATCATATAATGCTCTGGCTTCATCTTTAGAGATAGATATGTTTTTAGCTAAATCAGTTACACGTTTATCAGCTGCAAACATTGCATCTATAAAAAACTTAACTAATTTAATTAACATTGTGAAGCCAGTAGTTGCTAAACTCATAGGATCAGTAAGATTTTCCATCATTGATGAACCTATACCTTTTACTCCTTCTTTAAATACTGAGAATCTTGTTGATGTATCTTTGCCTGCTTCTTTTTGTATACGAGCTAATACTTCTTCAGATTTAATTAAATTACCTAATATAGGAATTTTGGAAAATCCTTTTAATATACCACCAGTTAAACCTATTTTTTTATTAATTATATCTGCTTGCTTAGCTTGTTTTTCAAATTGATCTGTTAATTCTTTAGTAATTCCTTCTTGTTCTTCAAGTAATCTTGTTTTTTCTTCTTGTGTTATTAAATTATTATTTGCTGCTATAGTTAATTGTGCTTCTAAAGTATTTTGTTTAATTTTTCTTTCTAAAATTTGTTTTTCAATATCTGATCTTTTTAAAGAACCAGCATTTAATTTAACTTGATTACTTTCAAGTTGTGTTGATATTTTAGCTAAAGAATTTAAACTACTAGTTATATCTTTAGTTAAGGATTTAGAAAACGCTCTAGATAAATCATTAGCACCTGTTAAGGTTTCTTCAAATATATCTCCAATCTTAGAAGCTATACTTCTTAACGCGTCTTCAACCACTACAGCTGTTTCTCGGGTTTGTCTAATTAAATCATCATTTAGTTCAGCCATTTAAGTATATTTTATTATAAATATTAAAGGTATCACTTTTTGGGTGATACCTTACTTGCTTTAGTTACATATGTAGGAACATTAACTTTAGGAATAACTCCATCAGATTGAGCTGTTTTCATCGCTTGTTTTGATTTACTTACAACATCATTTTCATCTGATGGTTGGTAATGTTCTTTTAGTTTATTAAAAGTAAATTTTCGTAACCATATAGGCATGTTATATATTGTCTCATAATCATATCCACCATTACCATGAAATATTATTTCGTGGATTTGATTAAATAAAAACATCCTATACTCCAAAGTCAGGCCAAAAAAAGTCAAGCCCTATTGGCAATGACACCCCCTCCACTGGGCCATTTGAAGTATTAACAGTTACTGTTAAGTTAACATCTGGTTGTATTTTATTAATATAAGTACGGAGAGCTAAAGCGTCTTTAGCTAATAAATAATTATCAACATAATCACGTATAGATTTAGTTTCTGTATCACCATTAATAGAGGTAATCATATGTTTTAAACGTGTTGATTTTTCTGTATTTTGACCTATTTTCTTTAATGATTCAACTTCTTGGTCTATTTTATTTTCATCATTTATAGTTAATAATTTAAATATGAGTATATCTGATGTAGATGGTACTTTAAATTCAAATTCATTTTTACCTTTGATAAATAATGATTCGTCTATAATTTTATTTTCAATTTGAGTTAAATCAACATTAACTTCCTCACCTCTATATGTAAAACTATAATCTTTACCATAACCCAAAATACGTGATGCTATTAGTACAGCATTTTTATCACCTATTAATAAGTCATTGTAGTTAATTTTAGATACAATAAGTGACTGTAATAGTTTGTCTAATACAATACCCTGTTTAATATAGGATTGGTTTGTAAGAATATCTTCTTCACGGGCAGTCATATATTTCATTTCTATTTTGCCTGAAGATAATGGGTTTGATTCAGGATATACTAATCCTTTTGATGGAAGTTCTATAACTTCAGTTGGAAAATTACTCATAAATTAATTGGTTATAACATTTGATATAAATATATAAGATAAAGAAAGCTTGGCTAAAAGCCAAGCTAACTTTTTGTATACTTCGGGAAAAGTAATTTCATTTATAAATATTATATCTTACTTAAAACAATAGAAGTAGATTTATTATATTTTATATTTTCTAATAGAGTTTGTTTAACTTGTAATATATTATTATTTATGTCGTTCTCCCAAAATCTAAGTAATTTATATCCGTTTGATTGAGCCCATTCGTTTTTTTCTTTATCTCTTACAACATTTCTTTGTTGAGTAGCATAATCAGCATTTGGGAAATTTATTGGATTGCAGTGCCAAAAATCTCCATCTACTTCAATTATTATATTATATTTTGGTAAATAAAAGTCATAAAATGCTTTAATAGGTTTAGCATAAAAATGTTGTTGATAGTCTATATCTAATAAATCTAATATATTAGCAAATGTTTTTTCAAGTTTAGAACTATGATTTTGATCTGTAGTAATTATGCGTTGAATAGCACTATTGCTCATTTTTTCCTTAGTTTCTTCAGATTGAACTCTACCTATACCAAAACCTAATGGTTTAGGCTTAGGTATACCTTTAGTACTATTAGATATTTTTTTACCTAATTCTGGATCTTTTCTTGCTTCATTAATAGCATTTCTTACATGATTGTATTCCCCTGACTTGAATTTAGCTTTACGTGTATCTGATATAGCTTTAATTCTTTTAGGTGATTTCATATCTCCAAATATTTCTTCTTGTGTTTTTCCTTTCTGGATGATATGGAGATGTTTTTTAATATATTTGGGAAAATCAGCTAATACAGCATTATATTTCATTAATGTACCACAACCACAAATACATGTTGGCTGTGTGTTATTATATTCGGTTTGAATTAAGTAGTTTTGCCTATTAAGTTTATGTTCATGTAGAACATGTTTAGCAAATTTAATCTTATTGTCTGTCTGGTAATCGCATAGTTTGCATTGTATCATAAAAATATCCTCCTGTTTTATTATAAATATTACAGGAGGACGTAAAATGCAATCGGGTGGTGAAGTCTTTAATTAAAGACCCAATAATCCGGATGTATCGTCAAAAGTTTAATATTGCATAATCTGGTTGTACTTCCATTGTAATATTTTGTGCTACTGATTCGTTATCCCAGCTATATTCACCAAAGTTTGCATTTGTAATTAATGCTCCTTTGATAATCCATTCACTTACAATATCACCTACAGGACCGATTACATTAAATGTTAAGTCTTTCTTATAGAAATCTGAGTAACCATTACGGCCAGTTACAGATTCGTGATGTAAACGTACCCATTCCATTACTGATTGAGCACCTGAAGGAGTAATAGGATCAAATAAGGTGAATGTTATTGGGCCCCAGTTTGATTTACCTTTAACGTAACGAGCTACATTCATATGGTTTAATTTAACTGTATCTTGAGTTAATGTTATTGCACTAACACCCTTAACCATATATGAAGGAAAACCATCAATATACATTATGAATCTATTCTGTTGTTTAGGTTCAAATGCTGTGAAAAATATTTCGTTTGGATTTAATACTGGCATGTTATTTATTATTTATTTATTATAAATATTATTAATTTTAAAAGATTACGCGAATGTAGCTCCGGTTGCTGTTAAGTTGAAGTTCAAATAGATAAATTCAGCAGTTTTAGTTGGTTGTAAATAAATAGCCCCTACTAATTGATTTCTATCAATTACATCTGGTGTATTATTACTTTCATCCATTACTACTCTAAACGCATATAAACCTTGTCTTTGTTGAACTGATTCTAAGTATGGATTAACTTGAGCTAAGAATTGGTTTCTTGTTGCTACAGTGTTTTGTTCAAATACTAAGGTATTTGCTACTTGGCCAATATATGATTTTAACGAAATTAATAATCTACGAACATTTACACGATCAAGAGCTGATGCTTTAGTTTGTAATGTTTTGTTACCATATACTACTGTACCAGTTCCTGGAAATGTAGCAATTGGATTTACTTTACCTTGATATAATGAATCACGGTTTGCTTGTGATAATTTTTGTTCAGCGCGAATTACTGTTCCTAATCCACCACGGCTAATACCTGCTGGTGCAAACCAAGGCTCAGCTACTCTATCATTATAAGCATAAACACCCGCAATTAATACTGAAGATGGAACCCAAACGTTTTTGCCTGAACTTGGATCTTGTATTAAACACCAAGGCCAGTATGAAGCAGCGTATGAACTATCACGTGAAGCAGCTTGTCCAGTTACTGTTGTTATTGATGAACCATATCCTACTAAATCAAGTACAAATAAACTATCACCTCTACCTTGAGTATTGGTTATAATACTTGAAATAGCACTATTATGACTAGCAAAATTATTTACTAAACCTGGTGCTAATAATACATTAAACATATAATCATCTTGATTTGATAATAAGTTGATCATGTTAGTATAGTTAGCAGCTACAGCACCTTGGGAGTTTGTATCTGTAATAGTTTCATAATATTTGTTGTTGTTAGCTGTTTCCATACTACCAACTGCATTACCAAATGAACCACTTTGAGCTACTGGAATAAAATCCTTAAATTGAGCTTTAGGTAAACCATTATTATCAAGATAATCTGGTGTTAATGTAGCTGATTTTACTCTAACATATTTTGAAGCGTTAGGATAAGAACCTGAGATTTCAATTTGAACATTTGTAGGATTGTAATTTAATGTATAGTCACCTATTACTCTAGATATAAAGTTTGGTGATTTTGGATCTAATGATAAATTAGTCCATGTTTCTAATACTACTTTAGAATTGGTAGTGTCACTACCTTGACGGATTAATAATCCAAAAGTACCTGATGAAGTATCAGGTGCTACAATTTCCCATCTTAAGTTATCAGTTGATCCACTGGTTAATGAACCACTAATTAATGGGCTGGTACTATTCATAATAGTTCCTTCAGAAAGTGTTTCTAATACAATTGAACTACCAGATGCTATTGCTCCTGCTGTTGAACCAGATACAAATGAAGATGTTGCTGATGTGTAAGTACCACTTACTATTCTTGCTACTAATAATGATTCACCACCATTATTAAAATAATTGTAAGCAGTGATAGATGTAAAATATGAATATACACTACCACCGCTTACAAATGTTGAACCGAATTTATTTACATAATCACTATATGAAGTAACAACTGTAGGTATTTCAACTGGACCTTTAACTGTTGGACCTATAATAGCTGCTCCTACAGTAACTGGACCCTGTGTTACTTGTGATTGGTCGTTCTCTAATGAAAGAACTCCTGGAGATAATAATGTTTCTGCCATGTTTGCTTAGATTTTAATTTATTATTGTTTGATAATAAATATCTAAGCTTTTGTTAAAAACTAATCTATCTTAGTAAATTCGCCTGTTTCTATGTTAATGTTACCATTACCATATTTTTCTTGCAATTGAGTACCAATTTCAGTTTCTTTGTTTTTAAGATTAGCTAATTTTCCAACTAGACTTTCTTTTTGCAATTGTAATGATTGAAAAGTCATTTCTAATTGACCAAAGTTAACCATTAAGTTGTTGTTTGCTTCTTGAATTGATTTTAATGTATCAATTTCTTCTTGTGTTAATTTAATTGTTTCCATAATATAATGATAATAAATTTATTTTAGATTTCCAAATTTAAGTTAAAGAATTTTATTCTTCAACTGCTGGTTCTTCAACTAATATTACTTTTTCAAATGTAGCTTGCTCATTAATAGGATTTGCATCTTGTAAATTAGCAATAACCATTGTTTCTAAAGCATCAATTAATTGATTGTATGGATCAGTTATAGCTGAATTATAAGTTAATGTAGTTCTGTCTACATTTGAATAAGGGACTGTTCCATTATTTGCAATATGAACATCCATGTTGATAACACCTGCATATTCTAAATGAGGTACTAATGTTAATTTAGGAGATTCATAAATCAATCCTGTCGCTGGGTTTTGAAATAACCCTGTTACTTGTATTGCCATTGTTTTTTGTTTATTTTATTTAATTATTTAAGTTTAACAAATTTATACCAAACTCTTTCATGAATAAAGTATAATGTCATTTTAGTTAATATTTCTAATGCTCCTATTTTTAATCCAGTTAATGGATCACCCGTTATAATCCATCCTAAAATTATAGTATCGATAGTACCGACTAATCTCCAAGAAATTGTTTTTAATAAATGCCTCTTTAATGACGAAGCTTCTTTATTAAACTCAGAATTTGATTGAACGTTACAATTTTCCTTCATTTCTTAATTCTTCTCTAATTTTTGTAGCTGATATTTCTCCTATTTCTGATGGCGGAATATGTTCTATAATATCATATCCAACTTCTCTTCCAAATTCAATCGAGCATATATCAGGTATAATAATAATCTTTACTTTATCACTCATATCAGAATAATAATTTTCTATGTTGTTCTTTACCTGCTCAGCACTGAACGGATTTTTTTCATCGGGACTAATATCCCGGACACATATCAATATATTCTTATTCTTTATTAAAGCCTGGTTAAATAAAGCTTTGTGTCCATTATGTAGTGGTTGCCATCTTCCAACAAACATAGCATATTGATTATCTTTTGCTTTTAGTGATGATTCAACGTGATGCTTAATACTCCATTCTTTCATAACTTTACTTTATTATTTAATATTTTTAAAATACATTCTTCAACAGATATATTTGTAGTATCTATATCTATAAAATCTTCTGTTGGTTTTTGATAATCACTTACATGAAAATTTTCTCGGCCTCTAATTTCTGTTGTATGAATATAAATTTCTTGAATTGAATTTCCAAGTTTATTTTTAAATTCATCTCGTTGATCTTTATAGGGAGATACTAATGAAACAACAACATTACATTCTTTATTATGTAAGAAATGCGCTAATTGCTGAGCTAGATTTATATTTTTTCTTCTTCCAACTTCACTGTAATCTGTGTTAGCAAATATAGTTCTTAAATCATCTCCGTCAATGTGAAACGCATTATCTAATGTTTGTTTTAAAGCATTCGCTAATATAGTTTTACCATGTCCTGGTTGTCCCGTAAACCAAAATATCATAACTTATTATTTTAAATTATACGTAATTAAACTTTTTAAAATACCAGCTATAATGTTCTTTTAATCTAGTACAATCTTCTTGCCCTAACACTTCTATAAAATCATTAACTACTGGTTTTAATATTGGTTGTATTGTATGATTACCAAACATACCGTGGATAATATCATTTTCTTGAGTTAATTGTTCAATATTACTAAAGTTATGTGAATAAAATGGTATTTCTAAATAATCATATATTTTTTTAAGTTCAATTTCTGGGTTTGTTGTTAAATCTTCAAAACGAATAAATAATATTTTTTTATCTAGTCCTTGATGTATAGCTTCACTTAACCATTCTACTGATGGACCTATAGGAGGAGCAACTGAAAAATGATCTATTCTTGATTTAGTAGTCATATTTTTTAATTCTACATTATTAATAATCATTGAATCTTTATCTGGATTCTTTCTCATATTTTTTTCCATAGAAGCAAAAATAGCTCTTAAATCACGAACCATACAAATCATTTTAACATCTTCGTTAAAAAATTTAATAAAATCGTAATGACCTAACCAACCTCTACTTTTTTCCATAATATATGGTCTGTCTGTGATTCCGTCAAAAAATCCATGAATTCCGGCTTTACAAAAGCCTTTAAATCCTTGTTTCATTACTTCTGAATCTTGTGCTTTAAAAGCATCTCCTGTAGTATAAATTGTTCTAGCATTTAAAAGAAATTCAATTACTCCTGATGTTGGTGTTGAATAAATTTCTGGGTTTTGCATTAATATATTTTGAATTAATGTAGAGCCTGCTCTTGGCATTGATGCATTAAAAAATATTTGTTTTGTCATAATTTAATATTAATATCTTATAATATAAGAATGTTTTTTTAAATTTCCAAATTTAATTAATATTTTCTACATATTCTATTATAGGTAATGACTGTAATATATCTCTAATACTTAAAAAATTATTATCATATAATACTGTTTCATTAACTACATTATTATTATATGCATCTTTAACAAATTGAAGATATGCTCCGTTTGCATAAAATCCTTCTAATTGTTGTTTTTGTTCATCTGTTACTTTTAAAACATTCATAATTGTTATACTCCTAATTGTGTAAATAAATTTTGTAATATTGAATTTACTATAGAACCGCTTTGATATAATCTAAAACTACCATGAGCTGATGTCATATGATATGTTCCTGTTTCATAACTACCCGCCGGAGTTCCATTAGTATTACTTGTTAATTCAAATTGAGAAACTGCTGGTAAAAATGGTGATGAAATATTTGTTCCACTACCTGAAATAATAGCTCCTACATTGGGAATATAAATAGTTTGTCTAACAGAGTTAGTTGCGCCACTACCTGAAAGTGCAGTCATATGCATAACAGATCCGGTATATGCTTGACCACTAACTAAAATTGCACTAGCACCCGCGTTAATTGATGATTGAAATCTACCACCAGATGTCGCGTCTCTTAGCATACGATTAGTTGTATTAGTATGACCTCCCATTGCTATTCTATTAGTAACCATATTTGGTGATTTAGCTATATAAAATGAGGTAGCAGCTCGTTGTAAATATTTAACAGCTTGTGTTGATGGAGTATAATTTAAATTTAAATAACTAGTACCACTTGATCGATATCCTTGAGTATTATCCCAAGTTGGTGATGATACAGGTGTTACAAGATATGTACTAGAATTAACTAAACTAGTTCTCGCTGCTATTTGATTACCTGTACCAACATATATATTTATTCTATCAAATTCATCAATTAAATTTGCAAATTGCATTGGTTTAAAAAAATAATTATCAAATATTTGTAAAGTCTCATTAGGCATAGATCCACCGTTTGCTACAATAGCAGTTTGCCATGCTAAAGCTTGAGTAGAAAAATTATATATTATAGTTGCTTGAGTATTTAAAAAACTAAATGGTGAAAATATCATATTATATTAAATTTCTAACATTTGCTAAATATAAAGAAGAAGTATTAAATGAAATCATAGTTACTATATCTGTACTTGTTGTAGCTGTAGGTATATATAATGAACCTGATGTTTGTTTCACTGAATTTGGAAATGATACTGTAGCTGAACCTGTAGTTGATATTAATATATTTACAGTTTGACCAGATTTAATATTACTAGGATTAATTAAAGTATTAGTACCAGGAACTAATTGTAGTGTAAAGAAATTTCCTATATTTAAATCTAATGAAGCTGTATTTGAAGATATTGTTAATGCATTTACATTTCCTGTAATAGAACCTGTAGTAATCACAGAACCAGTTATATTTAAGGATCCTGTTACAGTATGAATATCAGTTAATATATTACCTATTTTTACACCAGTATTTGTAACTTGAAATTCAACAATAGAGCCTGTAATTACAAGAAAACCTCCAAATATTTGAGTAATACCTGAATCAGGAACATACATACGAAGATTACCAGAACCATCTGATATAGCAATTGTATTAGAAATAGTAGTAGATGATGGGAATTGAAAATTTCCAATAGTTACATTACTATTACCATTAACAATATTATTAGGTGTAGTTCCAATAAAAATATTTGATGAGCCATTAAAAAATAATGAACTTCCACCTCCTATACCAATATTATTATCTCCTATATTTTTACTGTATAAAGATGATGAACCTATAGCTATATTATTAGAACCAGTACCTAGAAAATAAATAGTTGTATCATCTACTATTTGTATATAAGCACTATATAAAGATCCAGATCCTAGAGCTATATTATCATTTCCTATTCCATGATATTCTAAAGCCTCAAGTCCTAGGGCTATATTATTATTTCCTGTGGTATTAGAGTTTAAAGCAGCAGGACCTAAAGCTATATTATTATTTCCTGTGGTATTAGAGTTTAAAGTAACTCCTAAAGCTATATTATTATTTCCCGCGGTATTAGCATATAAAGCCTGAGGTCCTAAAGCTACATTATTATTTCCTATAGTATTAGTTTGTAAAACCCCTGAACCTAAAGCTATATTATTATCACCACTGGTATTATTAAGTAATGAATTTTGACCTATTGCTATATTATCAAATCCGGTTGTGAGTTTAAATAAGGCTAAATTTCCAGCGGCAAAATTATGCGTACCAGTCGCTGAACTA